AGGCCAGTTACCACTGTTAGCAGAGCTATAAGTTGAACGAGCAGCAAGGCCCTTTGTCCCTACCCAGCCAGCGTTCTGAGTATCGTACTCACGCTCAACTGATGGGGTAGAGTCACCTGTCTCGTACTCCAGCTTCTCGCCGATCCACTCAAAGTCCCGCATACGGAAGTTGATCTCCGTCACAGAGATTGTCTCTGCTGCGTTGTCCCGCTCAATGTAGATTGTGTCCATAGCTGGTGAAGCCACGATAAGTGCGCCGTTGATTGACGTAAACTGACACTTGGTTTGACCTACACCAACAGAACCAAGAACCTCGTAAGACACGAGGCTGACTGATGTTGCGATCAGGTTGGATGAGTAAGGCGCGGAGGTCTTGTTGTAGAAGTACAGCGTTGTACCCTTCTGGACTACCAGATACTCAAGACCAGCTTGACCGCCTACGTTCTCCCAGTCGCCAACGTGGACAACCTCAGAGTCTGTGATCGTAAAGGTTGAAAGCTCAGACAGAGCCTCCTTACCAGCACCAAAGCGACGGCTACGGGAACCATCCCTGTTTAACTCACAGTTAGACTCATCCACAGAGGCGTCGGGCGGGAACGTAAGTTCTCCTGCCTCAGTTATTAGACCCTTGATGAACGTGTTTACTGTCTTTTGTACCAGACTTTGTGGCATTCTCTTCGGCCTTTCGCTTCTTGATACGGTCCACGATCTCCTTCTCTTGAGAGCCTCGCGTCTGCTTCATTTTGTTGTAGTAGGACTCAATGGCCTTGTGTGCATTCTCAATGGAAGTAAAACGACCAGATAACTCTGCCGCTACTGGGCCACTGTTTGCAGAAATAGAGTAGAAGATAAAACCACCGGGCGAGGGAGATACAGTAAGTACCGACTTAGACTTCTCAGGGCACGTAGCAATAGAAATCTTCTTGTTGTAGTCAGTCTCAAACTTAACGTCTACCATACTTAGGCCTCTTGTTTTCCATCTTGTTGCGGTACATATCATTCTGCATGTAAGCCTTCTGCCTACGAGCAGCTTGGTCAATCTTTGGGTCTACACCACCCTTGAACAATGAGAAGCAAGTAGACTTAGCCTCAGCCACCAAATATGGGAACAGTGTTGCATCAAGGTCAGGGACATAGGCGTCAGTCTGACTGAATACAGGGATCGTGTCCCCAACAGCACGTGTCTTAGCTGTACCAAGTGTGCTCTCCACAGAACTGTCGTGAGAGTCCATAACCACATACTCGTCATCGAAGGACGTGTAGAAGGTTGGCATCTGGGTAGTCCCAATACGGAGGTTTGTGCCACCCGTCTTGTCCGCTACAGATACATAGCCAGAGCTACGGCTGTCAGTACGGCTCAGGAAGACCTCAGGGGCCACCCAGTGGACCTCTCCGTACTCTAGTGTACCGAGGGTGCTCTTATCGTACCACAGGCCTGTAATGGCCTTCACGTTCTCTGGGAAGATGAAGTGTGTTGGGTAGGCACTATCGGACAGGGATGTCAGCTTGATTAAGCCGTGGTGCTCAGGGATGTTCCGTGTAGCTACAAAGTTGTAGAATGTCTCTTCGACCACCTTAGCGATCTGTTGTGCCTCTACGGTGTCGGAAATTGTGTTTACGTCTTCGGAATCCATATCGGACAAGATACTCTGGACAATCTCAAGAAGTGTTTTCTTAATGGCCATTGTCTAGTCCTTATGTCTCACGAGATTGACGGTGAATCAGGTTTGATGTTGCATAAATATCGCATGTGCCTGTGCCTACATAGGTCAGGTAAATCTCTCCGCCGTTGACAATATAAGTAGAGCCAGTGAATACGGGGAATGAGAAGCTGACTGGCTGTGCTACACCACCCTTGAGCAACGGGATGCTCTGCGAGAAGATAACACCCGGACCACCACCAATATCCAATTCACAGAGGATGTAGGGTGCAGTGCCTGCGTAGTTCTCAGCAATAAAGGATGTGCGGACGTCGTAAACATCATTCTCTTCAATAGCGATGTGCTTGTTTGCAACTACGTCCCAGAGAGGGACTGTAGCGTCGGAGGGCAGGTACTCAAGAGTAAGGCCTGCGCCATTGTTAAGGTACTTAGTGCGAACACCAGTAGCAGTGTTAAAGACGGGAGTACCGACAGTCGTACGACTATCCTGATACTGCCCCCAGCCTTGGATTTTCTCCCAAGCACCGGAGCCTGCACCGTCTGAGTGGTAGTGTCTGCCTGCTGGAGCCGCTGCCACGCCCTTAGGCTCATGGAGGTACGGGTCTGTCAGTGTAGAGTGCGAGATATTAGCCATTAGTTCCTCCAAGGATGTGTGGTGGGGGCCACCCGAAAGCAGCCCCCTTGGTCAATTAGACCAGTTTCTTGAACTCAACGATGAGCTTGCCAGCACCAGCGGTGTAAGCAGCAGTACCGTAAAGCATACCGACGTGTGCGTCAGCAGTCAGGTATCCGAGGACACCAGCAGCCTGAGCGCCGTCACAGCGAACTACGTCACCGTCACCGTCGATAACAGTCAGAGCAACAGCAGCATCGATACCGTCAGCGTCGATGGCATCGCCAGCAGCGTTGTATGTACCGATTGTCAATGTAGCAGCGCCACCAGAAGTAGCAGCAGTGGTCATAACCAAAGTTGCACCAGTGATAACGGAACCAGCAGGGATGACAGCTTTGTTCACATCGATGTCAGCAGCACCAAAGGTGGAGCCAATAGCAGTGAAATCAGCAATGTCGATAACCAGTGTACCAGATTCGGTAACACCACGGTCGATGACTTCGCCTTGGCCACCAAAAGTAAGGACGCGAAGTCCATCAGCGTTTGTGTAAGACATTTTAGTCTCCTATTCTTTCTAGATTATACGTTAGTCTTAGAGACAACACGAACCATGTTCTCAGGGCGGTACAGCTTTACGCCGTAACGAGCAGTAGTAACGAACTCGTTGCGCTGGAAGTCCTTGTTGTACTCGAAGTCAACTTCTGGCATCTGACGCCATGCACCAACGAATGGAGTAGCAGCACCATCTGTGGAGAAGAACAGGTTAGCCTTACCGTTAACTGTGGAGAAGTCCACGCCAGCGTCAGCAGCAGTTGGCAGTGCGCCGTCTGTGATGTCCTTCAGGTAGTTTGAAGTGTAAACGTCAAAGCCATAGATGTTGGCGATGAAGTTCATACCTGTTGCGATACCTGTGGAGACAATGCCTTCCCACTTAGGGTTGTTGGCTACGGAAGTCAACTGGGACAGTGTGTTCAGTGTGAACTCAACCGATGGGTCAACAATAGCAACAAGACCACGATCAGGAACGTTAGCCTTCTTCAGAGCGAAGCGTGCACGAGCAAAGTCATCAACAGTGATAACAGCGCCTGTACCACCAGCAGACCAACGGTGCTCGATACCATCGATAGCTTCGTTGGAGTTAGCAACTACACCAGTCTCAGGTGTTGCAAGTGTTGTGGCTTCGAAGTGTGCCATGATTGCACGCTCTTGCTCAGGAACAAAGCGGCTCATCATCTCTTGTGCGTAGAAAGCGTCTTGCTCTGCCTTCTTCGTCATGTAAGTCGCGCTCGACAGGTACTTGTCGATGGCGAATGTGAACTCACCAGTGTCGAGTGGGCGGTAAGTAACAGCAGTATCTTCTGCGTAGTTATCTACCTGTGCCTGACCGATCGATGGGATGGTGAACTGGTCGCCATCAGGGAATCCGTCGAGCATCTTGACATAACGCTGGGCGAACATTTCGTCGCGCAGGATGTCCTTAAGCTCTGTGGACCAGATTTCGGAGCGGGTCAACAGACCCATGTTTGCAGTTGTGTTAGACATTTTAAAGTCTCCTAGAGTGTTGTTGATTAAGCACCAAACTCACTACCCAAGCGTTTCTTATCTTCAAGAATCTGACGCTGAATCTGGGGAGTGTAGTAAAGTGTTTTGTTCTCACGACGTAGGTTCTGGTAATAGCCCCAGTCCCGTTTGTTCGTGCTTTGGTAATTGACACCTTCTGTGCGGATACTTCCTTGGGTCATTGATGGAAGTGGCTTCTTTACACCACCCAACAACGAAAAGAAAGCAGAGGGTGACTCTTTGGCAAGCTGTTCCATACGGTCCAGACTAATGCCGAGTTCTTTTGCTCGCTCTTGCACCTTCACGTTAGCCTCTGTGCCGTAGTCTTCCTGCAACTGCTTAGTCACATGTGAAAGATTCTGTTCTACGGTAGCTGCTGCTTCACGCTCAGTAAGGGTCTTCTCAACAAGGCTCTTCAGATCATCATCACTTACTGACTGGTTGGTATCACCGTCAGGGTTCGTGCCACTCAGATTATTATTGTTGGACTCTACAGTTTGCCCTGTGGTGGGATCAGGGGCCTTATTCTGTAGTTGCTCAAGTAGCTTGGCCGCATAGTCATTCTTGCCGAGGTCTTCCCGCATACTAGCGAGTTGATCCTCTAGGTTCTTGATGTAAGCATCAGCTTCCAACTTCCCCTTGGCGATGACTTCTGGGTCTTTCCAAGACTCTCCGCGTGTCTCTACGAGCTTCGAGATAAATGATTCCTGTGGTTGGGTCTCAGTTACTGGTTGCTCTGCTACCTGCTCTGCCTGTGGTTGGGCTTCGGCAGGTGTTTCTTCAAAAATAGACAAATTTACCGTTCCTTGTGGTTCAAGTCGATTAGTTTCATTATATCGTCGAGAACAGCATTATACTCATTCACGGCGATCTGTCGATGCTCCCAATTAGGAACAGTATAATCTCGAACGCACTCCTTAGGTTTGTAGTGTCGTTCAAGAATCTCTCGTAGGTCATCAAAGGCATTGCGGTAGGCGAGAACCTCGCCCTTACGCTTTTCTTTCTCTGCCCCTGATAGACCCCTTAGCCAAACTGATTGCATTAGCGCCCCTGTTCTGCCGCCATAGCCAACTGTTCTTGGTTCTGGACTTCGGCCTCTTGCATTGCAGTCTGTGTCTCAAGCTGCTCCTTAACAGCGACATTTTCACCAAACAGCCTTGGTTCCCCAAGCTCCTCAGATAGAATACGCGCTAGTTCCTTGCCCGACAGGTGTGGGGCTACGGAAGGATCACCAGCCTTGACTTGTGACAACTGGGTAAGGCTCTGTACACGACGGGCACGCTCAGCAAAGTGACGTGCGCCAATGGGTGAGATTTTACCACTACCCACAATGTCAGAACGATCAATGGACATGAAGAACTCTTTACCAGTGTCCTCATCAATCACACTGATCTCCTCAAAGAGGCTCATGTTCCGACGACCAATCTCAAGCATAGCGTTAAGGACTGGCTCAAGGAACATACGCTCGAAGTGAGCAGTCTTGTGTTCAAAGATTCGGGATGCACTGTTCTGGAGAGACTGCACCTCAAAGGCTGTCTTCTCACCCGGAGTACGCATACCCATGGCCTGCTTAGGAGCACCAGCCATCTCTTCCATCTTCTGCTCAAGCACATTGATCTGCATGTCAGCTTGTAGTGCTGTGCCATCTGGGGCTAGGTAAGCTACGTCACCCTCTTCACCCAAATAGATACGAGCACCCGGCTCAAAGTCAAAGTCCTCTACGTCACCACGAATCTTCATAATCGGGTAGGCGATCTGGTCAAAGACGTCAGCCTTCAGGTTCTCTAGGTGGTCGATGCGATACTGCATACCAACCAAGTTATCTAGTGGACCCATTGCATAGAGGTTGTCTGGACGTGTACGCCACCCTGCATGGAAGATAGGCGCTGTGCCAAACCACGATGGGTTCTCTTCGTTGCTGAGGACGTGAGCACGGTCCATGACTGTGATAACCCTGTCCTTCATAAGTGTCCCCGACTCGTGGTCGTAGATGTCACCGTAGAAGGTCAGAAGCTCAACATAGTCGGACTCGTAGTAGTGCTGGATGTCGCTAAAGCCGTCAGCTACGAAGCCCTTAGCTTTGTCTACACCTACTGTGGAGTTGCTCACTGTGCGACGACCTTCAACCATCTTGTTGAAAGCCTGCTGTGTTGCTTCGTTAGAGGGGTCACGATCGATGTCCCGCTTCAGTTCACCCATAGACTTGATACTACGAATAATCTTAGGCGTCTTCTCAAAAGAGGACGCTACAGGATTAAAGCAGATGTCGTAGGGGCTGATACGGTTTGTACGAGGCCCAATGTACTTTGGTGTAGTTGTGCCGTCAGCCTTCTCTACATAGTCGGCCTCCCACTCTACAATAGCAAAGCAGTTGCCTGTGAGAATCCAGTCTACCAACAGATCGGAGACAGTGTTGACCAGACCTGAGTGCTTTGACTTAGTGAACATATAAGACTGGATGGCACGCGCCTTCTCCATCTTACCTGACTCATAGTCAGCAGCTTCCCAACGCATCCACTTCTGTTGTGGAAACAACGTAGCAAAGTAGTTCGCATGCAGGTTGTCAGAAATCTGAGTCAACTTGGGCATGGTAGTTGTGTTGGACCACGGCAGAATAGCATTGCCTGTAGTAGTAGTGTCCGTAGCGTACACGTAGTTACGGAGTTCTTTAGTCTGCTCAAGCCAAGGTTGGCGAAGCATGTTCCACTCGTTCCAACGATTAGCAATCTCTACTGCTAGGTTGTCGGGGTTGAGTAGATGATTGATGTCTACTGTTTCGCTCATTATTTACCTCCAGCGCGGAACCTACTGGCACTCCACGAGATGTTGTTTGTCTTCCTGTGGGACGCTGACTTACTAGGTGCAATCGCCATATCCACGGCTGAAGCTAAGGCGTCCTTAACGTCATCGTGGGGTGGGTTACGTGTTTGTAGTTCTTCTTCAAGGTACTGGACGTTGCCGCCTCTGTAGTGCCATATCTGAAGGTTGTCATAACGTGGCTCAAGGATAGCAGAGATGCGCTCCTCTTTGTTGCCTTGGTGCTTAGTCGGCCTGTACTCATCCACAGAGAGTGCAAGTCCATGTTGACGTATCAACTCCTTCAACTGCTTCACAATGGCTACCTGAGCTACCGAGACTTCTGCACGAATCTTGCGGAAGGTCCACTTGTTCTGTGCTGCTAGGATGCGATCAAAGTAATCACTGATACGGTCAGTCTTGAAGCGGTCAATGTCTAGGACGTAGATGTTGTTATCTGAATCTACCCCAATGGTTACAAGAGCCGTGTGGTCTGCCTTAGCGCGTAGACTGAAAGCAAAGTCGATCGCTGCAAAGATGTTTAGGCGCTTGCCCCTGTAGTGCCAGTAGCCATTCTCCTGATTGAGGAACTTGGAATCGAAATACTGGAATTTGTCACTACTAACCGGGATGTTGTCTGGGTCACTAGGGTCGTTGTAATACTGAGCCCTGAACTGCCCCTTGTCGAGGTACTTACCGCGCTTCTTGGACAATGCGGCTCGATCAAAGCCAAACCACTTACCATCCTTGCGCTGCTGACGTGGCCACAGGAACTGACCTGTGCCGTCCCCCATGTCCTCCACGGGGCGCTCTAGTATCTCGTAAATCTCTTCCTCACCAGTGGGCTCACCCTCATCATTGAAGAGAATCTCTTTCATCTCCATGATGCTGTTGTACAAGTCCTTGGCGTGGTATCTTGTGCCTACTACCCACTCACGGGCATCAGAGCCCTCAATGGAGGAGAGTAGGGAGTATTGACTAGCCACCTTAGAGCGGCCATCTACTGTGAGTGCGTTCTCTGCTACAACAACGTCGTCAAGAACTGCAATATCACAGTGTAGTCCCGTGAGCTTCGTTGTGAGGCCACCAGTAAAGATAGAGGGGTCACGTACGTTCTCCTTCTTACGGAGAGGGTGGTCCAGAGAAACTTCTGAATTGGTCCACTTCGCACGCTTCCCCTCTTCTTTGTTAATGTGTTCTGGCCAGTACCGACGAAAGATGTCGCTGTCCATAATACCTTTGATGAATGTAAGCTGCTTCTCCGCTAGGTTGGAGGTAGCTGAAATGTATAGAACTCGTAAGGCAGGGTTCTTTGTGAGTTCCCAAGCTACCCGATAAGCTACAAGACGGGACTTACCGTGGTCTCGTGGAAACAACAACAACTGGAAGCTCTTAGCGTCTGGTCGTGTCCACCAAGAAAGAACCTCCTTGTGGCAACTACTAAGGACTTGAGATGGAGCAACCAAATTGACAAAGAATTCGAGGTCGTTCTCTGCTGCTGTCCTGATCTCTTCAATAGTTGACATAGGGGTTCCTATCTTGTCTGTTGTTAAACTACTACGGGGCTACAGGCCAAACGATAGTCTCAGGGAAACCTACTTGATCTGTGATGTCACGTAGAGCCTGACGGTAGGTAGCCCATGATTGCTTGTCGCGTGGGCTGTCTGACAACTGTGTGTAGTCGGACAATGCGAGTAAAAAGTCACGTTCAGCACGAACTTGGAGTACAAGCTCATCGTAAGGGAGGTTTTCTAGAGTCCACTTTAATGCCCAAACGCCGTCAACCTTACGGAAAGCGCCACCTACAACTCTCTGGAATCTAGTTGGAGTAGGTTTAGGTGTCTCGATGTACTCATAAACACCATACCCTTCTAGCAGTTCAGTTGGTAAGTTTTTAGGGAAACTGACGTTTGGGTTGTCAGTCTTTAATTGCTGTACGGTGTAGGGTGTTGGAACCCCGTCAACGACACGAATTAAATTCATTGTTTGCTCCCGTCCTTTATCTTAATGAAACTGCACACTGTGCAGCATATGAAGCTGAAGATACACCTAGTGTAAAAGATTGACTACTACCCCCAGTATTAATACGCGCACCCGTATGGAT